TGGGCTCCGCCCGTCCTTCGGATGATTTTTTCGCACGGGGCAAAATTTTCCTAAGGTGTATATAGGATTAGAGATGCGAAAAAATTTCAAAGTCGATGGCAAAAACGACGCGATTTTGGTGAAGCACGTCCTGCTCGCGGAGTGGTGCGGGGTGTCGGTCGAGGTCATGCGTCGGACGCTCGGCAAGTTCGGTCTCCCGTCTGCTTCGCCGATCGACTTGCGCGACCTCGTCGGAGCCATGATCGGCCTGATTCGCTCGAAGGAAAAGCAAATCCTTTCGCTGGAATCGCATCAGGACGAGCTCGATCGCATCGCCCAGCAGATCGAGATCGAAACGAGTCGCCAAAAGCTGGAGCAGTTGCGGGCGAAGACCGGGATCTTGAAGCGGGAGTGGGTGCGGGTGTCGGACGTGCAGGAACGCACGGCCGCTTTGTCGCGAGCCATGCGAACCGCTGGCGAGCAGCTCGGCCATCGCTTCGGCCCCGACGCTCAAGAGATCTTCAACGATGCGATCACGACCGGCTGCGGCGCCCTACTGTCGATCGGATCGCAGGCCGAGACCGTCGAGACGGCAATGCAGGAAGCGGCCGACACGGTCGGCGAGGAAGTTCCCGAGCCTGAAGCCAAGCCGGCCAAGCGTGGCCGGGGGCGTCCCCGCAAGAATCGCGAGGTGCAAGCGTGATTCTTGACGCGATCATCGACCGCAATGACGACGCCGAGCTGAGCAGCCGACTGGTCGCCGCGGGCCTGCTCGCGCAAGGGCTCGAAGCGTCGCGCGTTCGCAAGCGTCGGACGTTGCGTCAGTGGGTCGAGGCCGAGGTCGTGATTCCTGACGGCCCGTTCAAGGGCGAGCGGTTCAAGACCTCGCGCCAGCCGTTCACGGGCTTGTTGTTCGACGCGATCGACTCGGGACGCTGGAGCGAAGTTTTTGTGTGCGGCCCTTCCCAAACCGGAAAGACGCTCGCGGCGCACGTGCTCCCCGCCCTGTACACGGTCGACGAGCTCCGCAAGAACTTCGCCGTCGCCGTTCCCGATATGCGGATGGCTCAGAACAAGTGGGAGATCGACTTTCTCCCGACCGTGTTGGCGTCGCCGTCGCTGTCGACGTTACGTCCGATTCGCGGCCCTGGCTCGAAGGGCGGCGCGATCAAGGACACGGTCACGTTTCAGAATGCGGTCGTGATGAAGTTCATGACGGCGGGCGGCGACGATACGCAGCGGGCCGGCTTCACGGCCGAGGGCGGCGTGTTCGTGACCGAGGCCGCTCGGTTTTCGGCGGCCGGTGAAAACTCGCAAGAGGCCGACCCGCTCGACCAATTGCGCGCACGCATGCAGGCCGTACCGCGGCGACTGCGGCGGCTGGTCGTCGAGGGAACGGCGACGATCGAGGCCGAGCTCCCGTACTCGGCTCGCGAGTTGTCGACGAAGTCGCGGATCGTGCTCCCCTGTCCGAAGTGCGAAGCGTGGGTGACTCCCGAACGCGAACACTTGCGCGGGTGGCAAGGATCGGCGAACGAGCTCGAAGCGGCCGAGAAGGCTTATTTCGCGTGCCCTTCGTGCTCGCAAGCGTGGAGCGAAGCAGATCGTCGCTCGGCCAACTTGGCGGGGCAGTTGTTGCACGCCGGCCAAACGATCGACGAACGCGGCGAGATTCATGGCGACCCGCCGCAAACGGAGCGGCTGTGGTTTCGTTGGTCGATGGCGAACAACCTGCTGTTGAGCGCCGGCGACATCGCGGTCGACGAGTGGAAGGCGTCCCAGCTCGAAAAGGAGTCGGAAGCCGGGATCAGCGCCGAAAAGAAACTTTCGCAGTTCGTCTGGGCGCTGCCTTACGTGCCGACGTCGCTCGGAATCGAACCGCTTAATTCGCATCGCGTCGCGCGTCGACAGGCCCAGTATTCGCGTGGCTCGTGCCCCGAGGACACGAAGTACATCACGGTCGGCGTCGACTTGGGGAAATACTTCGGCCACTTCGTCGTGATCGCATGGCGCGCGAGCGGCCGAGCGCATGTCGTCGACTACGGAATTTTTGACGTTCCGAGCAAGCGCAACGCCGACGATCCGAACGGATTCGACGTGAAGGTGGCAGTATTCAAGGCGCTGCGAGACTTGCACGATCGCTTTGAAAATCAAGGCTGGACCGTGATGGGCCGCGGCGAAGTAATGCTGGCCGACAAGGTGCTCGTCGATTGCAATTGGGAAACGGACGCCGTGCAAGAGTTCATGCGGTCGGTAAATGGCGGAGTCGCGAAGTCGAGCGACGTCTGGGTCTGCTGCCAAGGTCAAGGCGTTGGTCAGCACGAACGGCGCAAGTACACGCACCCCAGCAAGTCAGGCGGAACCGTGATCTACATCGGGCAACGCTACTTCGTGACGCGGTTCGCGAAAGAGCGAGTGCATGTCGTGCAACTCGATACCGACCATTGGAAGAGCTGGATTCACGACCGACTTCGCGGCAAGGAAGGCGAGCGCGGCAGCCTGGAATTGTTCGCCGCGAGCGAGAAAGAACACAACACGTACACCAAGCATCTCACGAACGAGCAGCTCGAGGAGAAGCCCGTCCCTGGCTTCGGAGTGGTGCATGTGTGGATGAACAAAGCCCAGAAGCCTAACCACTTCTTCGATGCGACGTCCTACGCGTGCGTCGCCGGCCATATGTGCGGCTTTCGCGTGTTGGCGGAAGCGGAACACGAACCGGCTCCCAGCGAGCGGCCGGTCGCGCCAGATCACTCCCAGGACGACGCCGGGCCCGTGCTACCGGACGGTCGATCTTTTTACAGCACGGAATGGAGGCCGACATGGCAAGAGTGAAGCAATGCAGCGATCGTGACGGAACCGGTTCGAAATGCACGGCCCCGAGTTCGTGCCGTGAGGACGGCCCCTCGGTGGGAATTTCCTTGCCCTTCGTCGAGGACCTCGACGGCGGCATGATCCACTCGGTCGAGGTCCCGCTGTTCTACGCCGAGCAAAGGGCCGGCTTGTGTCGCTTGCGTCGAGCGCTCGAAAGTAGCGGATGCAAGTTGCGGAATGGAAACCCCGTCAAGTCGCACCCCGACGCGATTCGCTACGTGCTGGAGCAGTACGAGGCCGGCGTCGACGAGTCGGTCGGAACTTGACAGATACCGGCCCCGATGCACTACTCCCGGCATCCTGATCCTGGGAGGGGTCTGCGACCGCGAACGCCCCGCTGTGACCTCAAGCACGGCGGGGCGTTTTTTATTGAGGGCCGAATATGGCGACCACTCCGACGCTGGCGACGATTCGCCAAAACTACGTCACTTACTCGAGCTACGAGGAGGACGGCGACCAGTCCGCTTGTCGCTCGTTCATCACGGCCTGCCGGCGCTTGCTCGTCATGCTGCCGGCCGAGTCGGAAGGCGCCGACCGCTCGCGCGTCAAGTTCGAGCTCGCCGAGATCACGAAGGCGATGGAGTACGCCCAGGCGTGGCTCGCGGCGAATCCCTCGGCGAGCGATCCGCCCGCCAGCTTACACCATGACTTCTCGGCCTTCACGGAGCGCGACTAATGGCCCACAAGTACGAGGACGAGCTTAAGTCACTCACGCAACTCTCGCCGGTCATCGCCAAACAGTTCGACGAACAATTCGCCGAGTTCAAGGCGAGCTACTTCGCGGCGTCGAACGGCCGCTACTTGCCGACACCTCCTGGCATCTCTCCGATGGGGAGCGGCGCGGATTATCACTACCGCACCGAAAACGAATACCTGCGAATGTTGGAGCGGGCCCGGTTTTTTGATCGCGATAACATGGTGGTCGGCCAAGGCGTGACGCGCGTCGTCGCGAACATTTTGCAAGAGGGTTTCACGTTCGACCCCGACACTGGCGACGAAGGGCTCGACACCGAATGGAAGTTACGCTGGCGAGAGTGGGCCGAGTCGCCTGAGCTGTGCGATTTCGAAGGCGAAAAGTGCTTTCAGGATTTTGAGCAAGCGGCCATGCGGAACGTGATCGTCGATGGCGACGCGATCCCGCTCTTGACGAACCGCGGCTCGATCCAGTGGAAGGAAGCCCATCACCTGCGCAATCCGTTCGGCGTGTTCAACTCCGACAAAATCGTGCATGGCGTCGAGCTCAACGCGGGACGGCAGCGCGTCGCGTACTGGATCACGGCCGACCAGATCAACCCGCTGCAAAACGTGACGCCGTCGAACAACTTTCGCCGGATTCCGAAACGGGACTCGGAAGGGTTTCTGAACTGCTTGCACTTGTACGATCCGAAGCGGATGAGCCAGACGCGCGGCGTGACGGCGTTCGCTCCTTCGGTCGTGCCGATTCAGTATCACGAAGACTTGCAATTCGCGACGCTGCTCAAAGCGAAAGTCGCGTCGTTCATCGCGATCTTTCGCGAGTACGACGTCGACGCGAAAGTGCAAAGCGGTCGACAGGGTGGCTCGCGCACGACCGAGAGTCTTGTCGACGGTTCGTCGCGTGTCGTCGAGCGCACGGGGCTCGCTCAGCAGATTACGGGCGACCCTGGCGAGAAGCTGACCGGGTTCGCGCCCAACGTGCCGAATCAAGAATTTTTCCCGCATATGTCGATGATCCTCGGAATTGTCGCGATCAATCTCGACCTCCCGCTGGTCGTGTTTTTGCTCGACCCGTCGCGAACGAATTTCAGCAGTTGGCGCGGAGCGATCGATCAGTCGCGGATGCGATTCAAGCAGCGTCAGGACTGGCTGCGGCGCAACTTTCACGATCCCGTTTTGCGGTGGAAGGTGCGCGAGTGGATTGCCCGCGATCCTGCTTTGCGAAACTTGCCGAGCACGGTCAACCCTTACGGCCACACTTGGAAGCGTCCCAAGTGGGCCTACATCGAACCGCTCAAGGACGCGCAGGCCGACGACCTACGCATCTCGCGAAACCTCGAAAGCGCTTCGGCGGTCGTCGCGGAATCGGGTCGCGACTGGGACGAGGTGTCGTCGGCGATCGTTGACGACCGGGCGAAGCTGATCGTGAAAGCGATCGAGCGGGCCGACGCGATCAACAAGCAGTTCGAGGCCATCGCCCCGAACGTCAACTGGCGCGATTTAGCCGGCGACTGGCGCGACGCGAAAGCGACGAGCGGCCAACAGGCGAGCGCCGGCTCCGACGCGACGAGCGGCGATCCTGGCGTGAATTCTGGCGCTTGACATCTTCCGACCCCGATGCACTATTCCGCGACATGGACGTAGACCTGAACGACATGTGGGCGATTCACGAGCCCGCATTTGTGCGGATTTCCGAGTGGCTATCCCAGCCGCCGCAGTCGCG